AAAGAATGTGTAGAGTGAATGAAGTAGCAACGATGGCTACAGTAAACGCACGTATGCGCTTAGTGTAACAATCAGGCAGGCAGCCAGTCTTGCATAAAAAGCTGCAAGTCGTAGGTGTCGTCGGTGTCAGTCTCAGCAACAAGATCGGCGTGTGACATGTCAGCTAGTTGCAACATGTAGTCGTCGGGATGCATAAGGCTGTCGTCGTCATGAGCGAAGAACACGTGCTCTTGATAGAGAGCGGAGCGGAGTTGATCGGCTGTGTAAGTCATGAACTAAGTATGGCAGAAAATGAGTGAGAAGTCAAGAGGTAGTGGACACTTCACCAATTGACTAACCACGTACCTTCGTTAGCACCAGCGGCACGAGCAGCACGACGAGCAGCAGTAGCAGCACGCTCGGCAGCGAGACACTCAGCAGCAATACTAGCAAGGCGAGCATCAGAAGCATAGACGCCGTTGGAGTTGAAGCGGATGGGTTGTTTGTTCATGCTGTTAGTATGGCAGAGATCAGGTGGAAAGTCAAGCGGTGGTGTGCACTTACTGAACTGGTTGGTAGTATGTGTGTTCTACGCTGTTGCTGATTTCATGATGTTGAACACCGTTGATCTTTGCTGGTTTGTTACGCTTACCTTTTGGTACTTTGTTACACCATAGCAGCGTTTTGATTGGTTTACTGCCGCGTGTGAATGTGACATCTTTGAGTTTAACTTTAGTTGTCATCAATTACGAGAGAAAGTGTAACCGTGCTCAAATTCTACAGTCTCATTGTTGTCAGTAATGAACCACTCATAGTTCTTCTGATATACACCACAACGTGTGCCATCACACAGCGTGTTGATGATAGCATTTAGGCGTGATTTGGTTGTGTTTGATTGCCAACCACCATCATATACTTCCACACTGTTGTTGTCAATGGTAGCGATAAGATTCTTGTGCAAGTATACACAGCACACATTACGTGATGGTGAATACATTACCTCTGTGTTGTCTTTACGCCAGTCATTCTTGTTAATGACTGCGCTGCACATTTGTTGTTCGATGAGTCGCATGTCATTCGCTTGAGTATGTACATAGTATTGCACGGATCACTGCACATGTCAAGCGTTCTACGATTAGTACTGCTTATCATTGTTGATAAGATGCTCTAATGTGTGCACACAGATGTTTTGAGAATCGTTCTCAATAACAATAACACGCACTAAGTATCACTAACTGTGTCTGCCGCTCGCGCTACGCGCTCGCTTTATTTGCGCCAGGTTAGCGATGCTTTGCCCTGTGCAATACTGCGCCAACGTTGTTAGCGAGCGTAGCGAGCGACCTAATTATAATTAACAACAATCCTAATTAATTTGTATTTTTTATACCCCTATGGGGGATTTATTTGTAATTCTTATTAAAATATAGGTCTGACAAATTTTTGTCATTTTTTGAGACCGTATATTCTACGATTTCGCCAGTTTCCGCCTGTAACTGCAGTAAAAAGGTATCTGGACCGGTTTCAACCAGTCCGACGATCAACATATTAAGTAAAAACATGTGTTTAGCAGAACATAGCTGCATAAATGGTAGGAAACTCTTGATGAATCAAGTTTTTGACTTGATCTGCGATAAGTTTATGCTCATATTGGGTACCATTAGCACATCTAAGGTCACAATAGTGCAACCAAGACCGCAGGGTACCGTTCATATAGAGTTTAGTAGGTGTTGAGAGGGGTAGGATGTCTCTTGCACACTCTTTAGCTACACCAGCTGCTAACATTTCGTTATACAGGCTCTCACTAAGCTCAAACAAGCTATTCATCTTGATATTAAACTCATCAACAGTAACAGGATCTAAGTTATCAATACTATTCTGTCTATTCTTTGTATCTTGACGCCTAAGCTTAGGGATAAGAGCAGGTTCCGTCACTTGGGCGTACCTTTGGGAAAACTCTTGGAAGGAGAAGGAACGGTGACGTAAGATTTGAGCAGCAACACTTCGGGTTGTCTCAATCTTCACACACATATTCACCATCTCAAAAGGTGACCAATGCTTATGTTTAATCAAGTACCTAATCAAACGTTCTGACTCAGGGTTATCCTGGTTATCAGGGTTAGACACTCTAGCCATATAGGCAATTAGTTTCTCAGCATCCGGGGTGGTATGTACTAATGATACTGTATGATACATGTAAGAGGTGGTTAACGTAGTTGGTGGTAGTACTTATAAGATGAGTACGGAAACGAATCATCAGATAAGAAGGAAGGAGGAAGGTTGTCGTTAAGACAACCGCCGAGTTCCTTCCTTCGCAGGAGTCGGGTCCACCCTTCCCTTCTCCTGTATAGGTCCGCCATCGCTCAAACCCAGTTGGGGACTGAGTTGTTACCACCACCTTTTGCCTGTTGTCTTTGCTCGTAATTCATACCTAAAACCATATAATTTGCAGAGGATTGAGGGTCGTCAATAAACTCTGCTAACATTTGATTCCACTCATTACGTTTACGTTCTTTGATTGCTTCTTGGGCTGATATACCCATTGCATCTGTAAAGTACTTAACGCCTTGAGCAAGACAGTCAATTCTGTCGTCGTGTTTAACTGCACCCTTCTCACGACACATTCTACTCATTTGGTAGAACAACATGTACATTAGTCTACGTTCAGGAGCTTCGTCGGGGTTAGACCGGAAGTCCCACTCGATAACGGACTTGTCAACAACGAGTCGGTGTTGATTGAGGACGGGTTCGAGGGAATCAATGATTCGATCTTCTTTTCTAACAGTTGCTCTGACTTCTTCAACATCGCATCTTTGATTAGTTTGTTGGAGGTGTTTTCGGAACAACTCGCTAACAATACCGTCGCCAAAGTTAGTTTCAATGACAAGCTTAGATACTTCATACTTTTTACAACCTTTTAGAATGTCCAGTAATGTTTTGTCTGAGTATCCATCTCGGTAAGCACGCATTTCGTGCAAGTACAGGATACCATTACGTTGGGATATATAAGCTGCTGTCGTTTCATCCGAGCCACGACCCGACGGGTCAACACTGCAGATTGTTTCGCTGTAAGAGTCCCAGTCTCCCTGTAACTGCATTGGACTGTAGAAATAATCTCCAGGTAGTCCGACAGTGGGGAGGTCCTTGATAACGTTTTTTGGGTCTGAGCACCAGATGACGGACTCAGGAGCAGACTTAGGGTTAACAGAGGTAACGATAAGGTCCGCACATTTAAGAGGAAATTTGTCAGCATCGGATAGGCTTGTGTCTAACATGAACTGCAACATAAAGTTGCTACGACCCATGGACGCTTCACGTTCAATCAGGTCTTCATTATCAAAGCGGTCATCTGTTACGTCCCATTTATCAGCACCTTTCTCAATATCTTCGACCAGCTGAGGCGCTAGAAGACCTTCGTAATTGCTTGTCTTACGTGGATACCGAGCAGGCCATACAAAGGGCTTGTATGACCGCTCAGCAAGGCGCTTATAGACGGTAAACGTAGTCTGAGGGGTACCTAAGTACATAATACGTGAATCATCCTTTGGTGTGAGGATAGATTCAGCTTCTGTACAAAGTTGTAGGAGCTTCTCTCTCATTAACTCCGTCATTGAGTTACCAGGAACTTCAATGTCGTCTAGAATCATTAGGTCGGCGCGAGAGCCCGTCAACTGACCTGTGATTCCAACGGACTTTACGCTTGGGGCTTGGTGGGGTGAGCACTTCACATCGAAGCTTACCCTGCTCCACCTTGCATCGTCTCCAGTCGGTCGTAAATGAGAAAGCCATAACGTTTCAATGATAAGTTTTTGTAGAAAGATAGACATGTTATCTGCACGTTCTTTAGACGCGGAGATAATCATAATCTTTCGCTCTGGATCGTTAAACAAAGTCCAGAGAACAAATGCGCCTGTGATCCACGACTTACCAACTCCACGGAAAGCCTGTATCTGAAGACGCTTAGGTCCATGTTGAAGATAGTCTGCGATTGCATATTGCGCACGTGTAGGATTGGGTAGATCAAGCTCCGCCCACAGAGCCTGTAGGAAGAGCTTAAAGTCACCTTGTAAAAGGTCTAGTGTATTCATTTATTAATGCCAAAAAATTCAGAGAAACCAAATTCAGGTAAGGTAAATTTAGCTCCGTGAGCACCAATTGAAAGACGCCCGCCGCGCTTTATAGCTCGCCCAGCATCACCCAAAGCACCTTCGTCTAGTCTATCCATTAAAGGTCTGGCGTTTTGTTGACGGCTTTGTTGAAGCGTTTCACCAAAATCTTGAGATTCATCAAACAACTCACCACCCTGCAAATCACCAACAGCAACATCAGATACAACGTCACCGAAAGCTTGAGCTGGGTCACCCCCAGTAGCTAAAGCTGCAACTGCAGCAATACCACCAAAGCCTGTTCCTACTGCTATATCGTCTATAGGACCAGGGAATTTAGTTAACATATTACCTGTAGCAATTAAGCGGTTAGGAAAGGACAACCTCATTGACCCTCCAATTACTTTTGGCTTACCAAGCTCTTGATAACTGGCAATAATTGCAGGTTCAATGGCAGGACTGCGTGCAATTTTTTTCATTTGCGCAATCTCTTCCACTGTATTATCAGCCATGTAAGCACGTTCTAGTCCAGGAATTTTGCGAATTGCCTGTACACGGGGTGCATCTGTAGCTTTACCGACTTCAAAATCTGCAAGTTGAGGGGCGATACGTGCGTCAAGAGCTTCAAACAAAGCTTGTTCGTCAGCAATTTCAGCAGCTGTTAGGTTTTTAGCGTACCCCGCTGTACCAAATCTATGAGAAGTAGTACTTGCATCAGGGTTTTTACCGATACCAGAAGCACGTTCTAGACCAGTTGCTCGGTCGTCAGCTTTATGTGCAAAGTTAGATTGTGCCGTGTCGCCACGAATAACACCTCTTTCACCTGTAGCTTGACTAAACCGCATGCCATATTTGTCTTGCAAACGGCGAATAGCACCACGGACAACATCACCTTTAGCTCTTGCCAAAGTGCTGCCACCTGTTCGTTGTTGAATTAAGTGGTGAATAGTATCATCAGCAAGCAGCTCCCACGCTTTCATGGTGCTCATTTCCATGCGGCGGATGCTGTTCATTAGTTTTTTACGGTCACCACCAGCTGATTCGATGATATCACCGTAAGCTTCGGGATCAAAATCCAGATTACTTAGAGCTTTTTTAACTTTTTTAAGTGCTGACGGTTCACGACCTGTTGCCTTACGTTCAGCAATCAGATCATCTTCCAAACCAACCAGCAACTCTCTAGCATAGTCATGCAACTGGGCTAGTTCTTTATCCATTAAGCAATATGCTCCATAATAATTTTTTCACGGAGCCTATTGACTCCAAATTTCTCCCTCATCCAATCAAGGACATGGGCACTTCCTTTCTCCTGATTACAACGGGTGCAGGCACATACGACATTCGTTGCGACATCCTGCCCACCGCGAGCCCTAGGATGAACATGATCGATAGATAACTGACTAAGGTCATAAGTTTTTCCGCAATAAATACATGTATGGTCAAAGTGTTCCTTAATAGAGCGCCTCCACAGGCGCTTGGCTTCTGGTGAGGTCATAACTATTAAGTTGTAGAGGTAATCGTCAGGAGTTGGAAGTAACGGGGTCATGCTCGGCCTTTACGTGCTCGGTTTTTAGATGCTTTTTCAAGGAATGTTTTACCATTCTTTTTGTGTGAGACATCTTTACCGTCACCATTACCATAGGTACCCCGTTCTTTGTTTTCTTTGTTTAGTTGAGACCGCTTAGCGATCTGTAGTTTAGATGAGTCGTACTTCTTTTGGTACGACTTGTAGTTACCATTAGCGTACTTAGCGCCGCTATATTTAGACGTTCGAGCCATGTAGCCTCCGTTGTACAAGCTCAGGATCTACTTGGGGCATAACTGCTGCCAGTTTAGACAGCGGGTTACCCTCAAGGGCGACACCACTAATGTCATTTGTCTTAAGCCAGTCACAAGCTGCTTTCAAATCTTGAGTAGAAGCCTCACCTGATTTAATACGGGCAAGGAACTCCTTTGTGACAAGGTTATGCAACTCGTTAAACTGATCCTCAGTAGCCTTTTTCTTAGTCATTTCGTAAAGCTATTTGGTCAAGTTTGTTTTCAATACGTACCATGTGATCTTCCATACGGCTAAGTAATTCAGATAATTCTGCTTTTTTTACGTAGTCAGAAGCAACATTCAGCTCTATACCATCAAGCCTACGGTCAAGGGCGCTAATACGTTCATGGACGCTGTTTATTCGATTGTGTAATCTATTATTTAACGCAGCGCCACCTGCGACGACTGCAACAGCTATGCTGACAAGTGCTTCACTCATTTTCTAATGCTACAATAGGTACAATATCATTGCAAAGCACTTCGACACGTGAACCAGGTCTAAATGTAAACCCAGCTTTCATAATCTCAGTACATTTAAGTGCACGAACAAGTTCGTAATCAAGACGCATTTTTTGTTCGTGTTTACGTGCAATAGCTTTGCAAGTCTCAATCATGCCGCCATCTAAAGGTACTGCAAAATTTAGTTGTACGCCAAAGTTATTGCTGCGTACATAGCCAGTATATTCGTAAGGAATAGTATCGTTGCCCATATAAAAGGGCGAAAATTGCATGGTTGATCCATTACAACTATTGTTGGCTGCAAAGTATTGACGAGACGGTGCACCATTGTTTTGGAATTGCACCGCCTGATTAGTCACGTTACCTGTAGCTGCTGCCACAGGGTTAGATGTGTTTTGAACTTTAGGCTGTTCTCCAGCAAGTGCTGGGCTTACTGAGAGAAGACAGACAGCGAGGTAGTAGTAGAGGTTGATTGAATAACTTCGTCCACTACGATGTTCTCTACAACTCCTGCTGCTCGATCCACTGTTTCCAGTTGAAACTGCTCTCCGGTTGTTGTTACTGAATAGGTTGTCCCAGAATCTTGAATATCTCCACTGGGAGTTACGTTGGTTCCAGACCATGACTTATAATCACCACCATAGATGTTTGTCGTAATTGTACGATCAATGTCCACAGTGGTAGTCGTGGTGGCTTGCATACTACCCTGGGTAAAATTAGGTGTAACCTGTTGAGCTGCAGCAGGGCTAGCCAACATCAATAGCAAAATAAGACGTTTCATTCTTCTTTCTTTTTAGGTTCAGGAGGTTTGGGATTCGTTTTAGTGTTTGATGTAGTCAGTCCGAACGTAGCGAGCGCCCCTGTAAAGACACTGGCTACGAATGTTATGTCGCCACCACTTTGCCCTTTTTTAATCATAGGAAGATCAACGTAATTAAGTGTAATAATAAAACCACTCCATACGACGACACCTAGACGAACAAAGGTACCAAGGATTTGTAATTCATCCTCAGTATTTTCTTTTACTTTAGCTAAGAAGCCTTTGGTTCCTTCTTTTTTGTCAACTTGCTCCATGTTTGTTTGAATACTGGTTTGAGTATCATTACAATATATTTGAACAAAGACGTAGCAGTTAGGGTGGCGGCAACAGAAATAAATGCTGTTGTAGCTGCAGTTGTCATGATAGTAGTTGTAGGCATAGGTACCTCAATGTCCGTAAACGGAATCTCTACTATCTGTGCCTCTTCAGGCACGTTAGATTTTGTAGGTGGTGCGGGTTTAGGTTTTGTAACCGTTTCCTCTTGTGGAGGTTCATCTGCTGTATTAATACCTTGAATACCTGGCGGTGGTCTAAGGGTGTTAGGAGGCACTACAAGGGGCTTGTAACTAGGTAGTTGAGCCCTTGGTACCTCCAGTACCGCTTGAGGCAGCTCAGGGGCTGCTGGAAGGTTTAGAGAAGGTAATACAGGAGGATCAGTCCAGGGGTCCACCGAACAAACCGCGTTCGATAAATTTTACTGCTTGATCGTCTACAGTATTGTCAGATTGTTCAGCCAATTTTGTCAACAAATCAACAATAAGACGTTTAACTTTTTCAGAGTTTAGGAATGAAAAAAGAATTGGACGGATTAGGGTGATCATAATAATTAAACAGCGGGGTAGTTTTCTTCAAGGTAAGCTTTGAATACTGTATTTAGGTTATCCAGACTGAGGTCAGCACCTTCCAAATCATCAATGATGGCAGTAGCGATAACATGTCCTCCGGGGTTGCCAGCCACAGCCCATACATGATTTAGGTCAAACCTAATGTCATATCCGATAACGTTGATCGTGTCGGAAGTTGTAAATCCAAAAAACCTTTGTTCTGTAAACGTAATCTCCATTATTGACTCCTCGGATAGATTTGACCTGGACCTGTACGCAATGCTGATGGGTCCTCAAATATACTTAATCTAATTGTAGTGTAAGAACCACTTTTTAGCCCAAAAGAAGGTAGAGAATTTAAAGTAGAAGCGGGCGAATAAGCATCTGTTATCTCAAGGGAAGGTAAATTACTTAATTTAATTACTGACATAAATTATACCTTACGAATGCACATACCATCTTGACTAAGAACATACCATTCCTCACTTCCGGCAGTAACAACAATGTTGTCACCTGGAGTTTGGTTTACCTTGGTATAACCTAGATTAGAGTTGTAACCAATTGGAGCACCTCCACTTTTAACAATTGCATTAGGGATAACAGGAACGTTACCGCTAAGGTTTTGGTCAAGACCCAAGGTAAGTGCAATAGGTGCACCACCAAAATAAGACGCGCTGGACCCGGACTGACCGCTAAATCCCATTGGACTTTGCCCAAAAGCATCAACAGGCCATGCTCCTCTTTTAACACCAGAAGATACAAGACGCATGTTTCCTGCACCCTGTAAATCTACGTTAACACTTGTACTATCACGCCATTTGGCCCAATCACCAGTATAACGTGTATTATTATCATAATAACTGAGAGAAGACGTATAAACAGTAGGGGCCGCGGAGCCACTAATACTACCAACACCAATAACAAGTGGAATGTTAGCTGCAGTTTCTGTAGTAGTAGTAGGTTTAACAAAGCCAAATTGACCAATTACCGAGGAAGTACCAGAAGTAATAATTTGGGCAATTCCAAAGGAATTATCGTCTGCTTTAATTGTTCTAAGTTCAACGGTAGTGTTACCAAAAAAAGCACCGGATTCAATACCACCGCCAGTTACTTCGGTTCCACTTGTCCAACCAGTACCTACTGTAAGACTATGGGCATAAGTTGTGTTTCCGCTATATTCGTAGCGATGATAAGTATCGGCGTAAGTACCAGTACCGTTACTAATTTTAAAAATACAAACGTTTCCACTATCATAAATAACGTTAGCGCCGCTGATGCCAAGTGCGCTCATACCAGCTTTTACGCAATCACGAAAAGCAGTATTACCAGTTACGTTGTAGGTAGTACTAGTGTCGTGTGTAATTGTTGCAGTCATTAATTAAGCCTCAAGAGAAAGATATTTGAAAATAAAGGTTGCTGTACCCGTAGAACCATCGTTTGTAAAACGATAGTTAAATGTAGTTGAAGGGGTATTTTCCGCGTTAGCAATAATAGTTTGCGGAGAAAGATTGATTGTTTGCGATCCTGTGTTAATTGTTTCTAACAACACACCAGAACCAGCAACTGGATCATTAGAACGGTTCCTAGATGAGTCAGCACTTGAAGAATCAGATCTGTTATACAAACGGAACCAACCGTAAGCAGTACCAGAAATCTCTACACTAATCAGAATACTGGTTTTAGGCAGAGTAACTGTGCCTGTACCTGTTTGACCGCTACTAATAGAAGCAGTGGTTAGTGTTGTAGATGTTCTAGAAGCAGAACTTGATGAAGTAGTCCAAGAAAGATTACCTGAACCGTCAGTTTTTAGAACTTGATCAGCAGTACCATCATCATTTGGCAGAGTCAGTGTATAACTAGCTGCAGCCGAATGCGGTGGACCTTTAATAGTAATACCGTGACTATTGTTCTCACAGTTAAGTTTAAACTGACCAGAACCTTTAGTTGCGTTACCTTTAAAGACAACAACACCTGTACCATTTGGATCCAGATCGATGTCACCATTAGAGACAGAAACAATATCTTGACCGTTTACATCTAAGTCGCCACCAAGTTGTGGTGTAGTGTCATCGACAACATCGCTACTACCACCACCAGATTGAGCAACCCAATCATAATCAGAACCATTCCAACTCAGTACTTCGTTAGTAGCTGCAGTAGAGGTGTTCAGGTGCGCATCAACATCACTGTTAGCGTATGCAGTAGCGCCTGTTGCAATACCATCTAGTTTTGCACCATCAGTTGCGACATCTCGCCCATCAACAGTACCAGTAACGGTAATGTTACCGGTTACAGTGGTGTCTTTAAGGTCTACAGTTTCAGAAACTTGATTGACTACAAGAACATCACCAGCTTTAAATTTACCAACGTGGTCAGTGCTTGATTGCCAAACCTTACCACCATTGAGTTCAATGACTTGATTTGCTTCAACAGGTACACCACCATTATCGGGGTGATCACCATAGTCAGTACCAACACCAACAAACTCAAAGGTGTGTCCACCAGTGCTAATGTAAGACCGCAAAGCAAAGCTTACGGTTGTGTTAGTAATGTTAGAAGTCAGACCAGTGGTCAGAACAATATCCCAACCAGAACCATTTGCAGTACTACTTACAACACCATAATCAACACCATCAATGGTCACCATCATGTGATCCAAAGGACGGCTCACAGTACCGTGGAAAGATCCAGCGGTTGTGATAGCACCAATAGTAATGGTAGTAGCACCAGAGCTAGCTGCGTTTGCCGTAGCAGTAGCAATAGCAGACGGGCTCTTACCATCAGCAATCAAACCATAACGACCGAAGTCACTGACACAGTTAGACAGGTTAATCTGTCCACCGTTCTTAGCCTTAGCATGGTAGTGAGCAAACGTGCCGAAGAACGACACAAGCTGTGCATAACCGTTGTTAGTAACAAGAATACCAGGACCATCGAGTGTGATCTGGGTAAATGCATCCACAACCATGCTTCGGATTGGGCTGCTAGAACTGACAGCAGAACCATCAATCAGCAAACCACCACCACAAGGTGCAGAGGTTTGGTCACCTGCTACTGCGCTATAGGTTTGTGCATCAGTAGATGGGAAGGTGTTAGGATCAAAGTTAGCGTTGTCAAAGTGTGCATCACTGAAGTGTGTACAGTTTTGGATGTACGGGCTCTTCAGGATTGTAGGCGCTACGTCAGTACGGAACCTGACAGAGAACGGTTGGTTGCTGGGCAAACCATACGTTGAATCATTATCGAGGCTGTTATTGCGGCTGCCTTGGTCAGCAGTAGGAACCTTAAGACCAAGCAACGTAAGGTTAGCAATATAAGTACCACTATCAACCTCAAACATATCGTTGTTTTCAGTCGCAACCGTAGGGTGCACAAAGCAGCTACGCATCGACTCACCAACAATAGAGATGTTGTTTTTCTTGATGCGGAGAGGCAGTGTCTCTTGGTACACACCAGGTGCAACCTTAATCAGACTACCGTCACTACTAGAGGAGGCATTGATAAGATCAAGAGCACGGCCAATAGACTGCAACGGTGCTTGAGGCAGGAACCCAGTTACATCAGAGGCATCGCTACCATTAGTTACGTCCACATACCGAACAATGGTTGTAGTAGCAGGGCTAAATGGCTGACCAACAGCAACAGTACGCCAACCGCTCCCATCATAAATCTTGTGAACTTGGTTACCAGGTGCAGTACTGAGCCACTGTTTACCGGTATGCGCAGTACTAGGCGGTGTAACGCTTGTATTTACTTCAACATCATGACGAGCAGCAAGTGCGCCTGCAGTGACAATTTTATCGTCTTCGTTAGTCCAAGTACTAGCATAAGCACTAGTCAGTACAATATCATCAGATTTAATCTGACTAATATCAATGTTAGTTAGTTGACCGTTAATAGCCGCAGTAGTTGCAATCTTGGTGTCACTAGAACTCCAAGTGTCAGTTGATGTAATAGTATCTTCAAAGTTATTCCAATAATAATTCTGAAGATACGTAGTAACCTCTGCCTCAGTAATATCTGGGCACAAAGACTCTTGAACAGCAAATCGCAGCTGCTCAAAGTTACTGTTTAGATCATCAGACCTAATTGCCGATCCAGGGTTAAACAACGCCTGAATATCGTCAATGTTAGTAATTCGTCGGATCTTAACATTAGCAGTAGCGTCACTAGGAGTCGGAGGTGCCGTGCCTGTAAACTCTACAGTAGTGGGGTTCGCATCTGTGACTTGCCAAGGGTAGGTAGCATCTGTCGTTAAGATTTCATCGTATTCTTTTGTAGTTACGTTCCAAAAATAAACGTGGATTTCAGATTTAAAAACATACGGGAAATCAAACGAAAATTGTGTTTGAGACCCGTTTCCTGATTTAATTGTTTGTACGGCAGAGCATACTGATGACATGTTCTTTAATAACGATTAGTTGGGATAGGGGAAATACCTTGTTCAGCCCGTTGATCATTGATCTTTTTCACCATAATACGCTGCTCAATAGCATTACGCATTTCAGGGTCAAGGCTTTCAAATGCACGTTGCTCAGCAGCTTTTTGTGCATCACGAAGCATCATATGGATCTGATCATATTTAGCAATAGGTACATCCTGAGAACCGACAAAGTTCGGTGGACGACGCATTGCTCTCAGTTCTTTGATGGTGTTTCGTGCTTCAGCTGTTTTCATAACACGACCAATCTCATCTCTAAACATACCCTGCTGACCCATGATAGCGTTTAGCTCATTACGTTCAGCAGCAGTCAAGTCAACGCCTTGACGTTTCTTAAATGCAGACGATACATCGTATTCAACGTCATACAAGAACTTCTCTTCCTTTGTCATAGCTGGATGGATTTTCAAAGGAGAGTAAGCATTCCAGACACGTTGCAGCATACTGTATTTATTAGGGGCTTCACCACTAACAGGGCTGATAACAGTAGGAAGGCGGTTTGTTTGATCGACTAGACCGATAATCCTGTTACGGTCGGCAATCATTTCAATAATGTTGTTGTTCAGATCTTTCAGACCACCGTCAAGAATCTTACCAAACTCATTCCGCATACCGCCCAAAGGACCAAGCGAATTGATTTGTCCGGCGACAAAACGATTAGCAGCAAACTTGTTACCGCTCATTGTTTCTACCAATGGACGGAGTGCAGACACACCGGCAGGATCTGTCAGTGCAGCAGCAAGGATAAAGCTGGCTTTTTCAAAAAGATTTTCAGTAGCAGCTTCACCAAGCATATCAAAGTTGTCAGCAATGTTTGCCACAGCTGCAACCCAGTTACTTAGACCAGGACCAAGCATTTCATTATACTCAAACCTAGTACCATCTTCAGCAACAACCGAACGTGGTTTAAAATTGCTGTTCTTCATTCGTGCAGTGTTAAGTTGCCGATCTACGTTGCCATCACCAGTAACAGCAAAGAGACCATCACCAAACAGTTTATCCTTGAGGGTATTACCGATAACCATAGAGGTTATAAAGGTACCAATAGCCTTACGACCCAACGTCCGATTCTTTAGATCAATAAGGGTGTTAAGTTTAGCGGTTTCATCCATCAACTCTACTTTATGACCACGAGCCCTAAGGATATTCTCCATTTGCTCAGGGTTTTCCATAAAGGTTTTGACAGACGTGTATGCCAATTCGTTAACATCTCTTTGGAAAGACTTGAGAGGCATTGGAAGGTAGTCATCAGCAACCCGAACAATGTTCATCATCGTTGTCGGGAATGTAAGGAACGGAACCAATCCAGGCAGAGTTTGTAGCAGGTTACCTACATCTTTACTCAACCCAGTTTCAAGGTTCAGTGCAATATCTGATGTACTATATTTAACAGCCTTGTCTTTAATCAGACCGTCAGCACCAAACATGCTGTCATATTCAACATCAGCAAGTTCTTTGATTCTAGCTGGGGTAGCTGCTTCACCAAGACGTTCTAGCTCATCCATAGCACGGAAACGTGCCTGAGCATTAGCCAAGGTAGCACCAGTCCAACCATCAAATCCAGTAAACAAGTTAGGCACAAGACGGAACACAGGGTCAGCAGCCATAGCTTGCATTTCCTCGTATTGTTTAACAAGGAACTTAAATCCGTTGTTACCACGTGCAGCCTCTTGTTCAGCAATATAGCGATATTGGTCTAGCTTTTCCTCTTGTTTAATAACAAGGTCAAGACGAGATTGTCCTTTTACAGAGTTGGGGTTTTGAGATGCTTTCATAAACATCTGACCGGCATAAGGCAATGCTTTTTTCTGTGTATCAAAGATAGCACTGTAAGCCATCCAACCGCGCTGTAGAGACTTCATATCCTTGTGGAGCATAGCACCACCAAAGTAGGAGATAGGCTCACCTACAAGGCCACTAAGGTTGCCATACAGAGCTTTGCCTGCAGTGGCAATTGCAGACAACAAGCTGTTAAAGTAATTAGCACGTACAGCCTGTGCGATAATGTTAGGTTGATCTGGATTAGGATCAAAGATAGGACGGAAGTTAGCAAAGCTGTTAAGAATGTCCTCGTTCATCTTTGCAATGGTGTTAATCCTACCATCGCTTAGTTCATACAGTTCAAGGAAAGAATCCAAGATGTCAGGACGGTTTTGTTGCAACCACATCCAGTTCTCAGTAAACTTCTCACTATCAGACTGAATCTGCCGTAGAGCTACAGGGTAGCCTTCTTTAATCTCATCAGCAATCTGTTGAGGTGTTTTGAACAGGTTCTTAGCTTTTTCACCAAGAGCTGCAATACCTTTCTTTTGCTGGGTAAAGTAACGAGTAGAGCCAACCAGTTGCTGCAGGAAGTTAATTTTATCTAGGATTTGTTCTTGTGCGTTTTCAATAGCAACAGAACCACGGTTGATACGAATGCCTTCAGACAAATCAGCAATTTGACCAGCCATCGACGTTGCAGTATATGCCTGAGCACGTGCAACATCCATACCTTGGAATTCTTTTACCAAAGTATTGATAGAGCTAAGTGCATCAGTATAACCATCCTGTGACAGTACCTCAACACCAGCCTCATTCTTAACGATCTGAGGGTCAAGCATACGACGCATGTCGTCAATGCTAGCAGTAGGGTCAAACAGTTCTAGAACAAGTTTGTCACCAGCTTCAACTACTTCATCGGCAGACACAGTAAAGTCATCAGCAACCATACCGACTTTATCAGCTTCTTTGAGCTGTTTGGTAAGACCAATAGTAATATCCTCAACACCACCAGGTGTTTCAGCACCATACTTAAGAGCAGGACCACTGATAAAATTACCTAGACGACCATGGACAGTACCTTTGTTACCTTGGATACGTGCAGCATCAATACTAGCACCAACGATACCAAAGTCATCTACAGTACGGAGACCGGTTTCACGGAACTCGTACATGTCATGGACACCTTTAAGAGGAATGTTAGGGTCAGTCGTTTTACTTGCGTTGTAGTAACCCAGCTCATCCAGTGCTTCATCTTGCTTAGCTTGGTATTCAAGCAGTGCCTCTTCAGGTACATCACTGGTAGGTTTCGGTTTGTTAGCAGCAAGGTACTTTACAGCCTGATCGCTTTCACCAACAATTTTAGGAGCGTTTTTAAATACATCCTTTACTTCACCAACAGCAGAAACAAATTTACCAGCAAAGTTAGCAAAAGGAATCAAGAAACCCATTGCCAGGTCTTCATTGATATTCTTTTGCCGTTTAAGGTCTGGTGCTTCCCCAGCAAGAGTAGCCCAACTATCAGGGATGAAATCCCAAGTCTCAGGCCAGTTCTTTTTAAGTGAACCTAGCAGATTGTCCTCTTCATATTCAGAAGCGACAGCACCCACAGCAACAGAAGCACCAGCTTCAATACCACGGGAACCGACAAACTTCATGAAAGCTGTGTTGCCAAGTTGGTTGATCTTAGCACCAGCTCCAAGTTTACTAACGGCTTGAGATTGCAATGCAGCTGCTCCACGCATACCAAGACCTTGCAAACCCATGGTGGGGATAGCAACAGACGATACACTCCGAACAGTTTGTGCAATTTTGTTTTCGTATTTAGTTGCCTTAGGAATGTCTGGGATAAAATCAGGCAGAACAGCATTAACAAAATCAGTTGCTGTATCAATGACACCAGTAACGGCTGCCATATCAAGTTCAGCACCTTCTTTTCTAATCTGCTCTAGATCGATGTTACCTTCTGCATCCCTGTATGGGCTTTGACTGCCTTCCGTAGAAGGCTGAGGGGTTGACTCAACTGGTGCGGTTTGTCCTGCCGTAGCAGGTTGTGCGGCTTGTAGATCAAGCGTCTGTTCCTTCTCTTGAGAAGCCGTCTCTCTAGTTTCAATATGCTCAAGCATATCGTTAGAAAGACGGGTTTCACGCTCTTTCTCATCCAGCACAAAATCCTCACCTAGGTTGGAGTATTCTGAGGGATCGTTCATTTGTTAATTAAAAACCAAATCGTTGAATTGCTACTGGTCTATGTTCGTCATACATTCTCTTAGCACCACTACGTGCGGTAGTGCCATTAGCATCTGCAGCGTCTCGGTTAGCTTTAGGGTTGCCAGCCAATACTGTAGTGTACAAATCTTCTAAGGTAGCACCTTTTGTGCTCATACCTGCTCTAGCAAATCTATCTTTAAAGTACCTGACTACAGGTCCGAGCAGTTGCTCTTCAAACGACATGCCAGGTACTACACCATAGGCTTTACGTTCAGGTCCACCAAATTGGATAAGTCCTCGGTAGTTATCACCTTCTCCACCTACCTGACCTGGGTCGTATGTACCACCGGTTTCAAAACCAATAATAGTAGCTAGGTCGATAGGATCAACACCAAGTTCAGCAGCAGCGGTTTGTAGTGCATCACGTTGGTTAGTAAAGTTATTGCCACTCATAGAAGCACGTACAGGTAAACGACCAGTTTGAGGGGACAGCGCACGGTTAACCTGTTGGCTAACACCATTCTCAATACCAGACTTAAATGTTCTACGTACTGCTGGGTTTAGACCATCGTACATGTCAACAATAGGGCTTGGTGTAAGAAGAGGTATTTGCTTACCACTGGTTCTGTTGTTTGCTGCAGCCTGTGCGTTATACACTTCACTAGGTTTCAAGCCGTACATATCAGCAACTTGCTCGATACCATCAGGATAGACAAACGGTAGACCTTGCTCAGCCCTAGCTGAAACCTCTTGCTGTTCTTTTTCGTTCATCAAAAGATACGGTGTGTCAACCACTTGACCGGCGGTTTTACCGCTAGCCTGTTTAGAAATGTACACTGACATCTCTTGACGAGTCTTATCAATCTTACCGATGCTTAGGTACTCCCTACCAGTACCGGTTTCCTTGTAGGAAAAGGGATTAGTACGATCCCCATTGCTAGCAGTACGAAGTAGTGTTTCAAGGTTTTTACGGGTGAGGTTTGCATCTTGAGTTTGTTTAAGGTCTTGTTTAATAAAGTTTGTGATAGCTACTTTATTTAGCTCAACTTGTGTGTTAGTAGCACCAGGTAATACAGAAGAAAAGTCTGCCAAACCTTTGGCATAATCTTCAATACCTTCTAACAGAGGTGCATAACCAGGACCGTATTGACGTTCTTGCTGAGCTGCAAGCAGTTCTTTGCCACGTCTCTGTAGATTAGTATCTTCCAGGCTGTTAATAAAAGTACCGTCTAGCATATCCTTACCAGCAAGACGATTAAGCAACTGACTGTTCAGCTCTTTGTTTCTTTTCTTACCAGCGGTGTACAACTGCTTAACACTGGCAGGCATAGCAATGCCTCTTTCATTAGCGTAATCAAGCAGATAAGAATAGGTTAATTCAGGATCTTTGTCAAAATCAGCACGGATGTTGTCAAGGTTGTTATCAACCAATTCTTGAAACTCATCTACCTTAAGACGCTCTTCTATCCTGTTCCGTTTATCAATAGCTTTTTTTCTTTCTTGGGCACCAGCTGTAACACGGTTGGGAAATTCTTCACCAAAGGTTTTACCGTTACCCTTTAGATCCATTGACAGCAAAACTTTTTCATTGCTATCAGCTTTGGAATACTCTTCCTGATATCTATCTAAAGCCCATGTATGACCAAAATTAGCAACGGAATGATTAAAAGCACTGATGATGTTTTCAGGATCACCGCCGCTGTACAAGGTGTCAATCTGAGCCTCAGCCTCAGCCTCAAACCGTTTTTTCTGTTCGGTTCTAGCTCTGTTTACAAACGATGTGTTACTTTCGTCAATAGCTTTAAAAGCTTCTGACAAATACACAGGGTTAGGGTTACCTAATGTAATCAATACATCTTTTTTAAGACGTTGATGAAGCTGCCTAGTAAGGTTAGCGTCACCACCAGCTTCTACACCAGAAAATAATTTACCATCATCACCGACAAAAATTTTGTCAGTAGACATCATGTAGTCATCACGCAGTGTATCGTAAAGCAATTTAGCGCGACGGTTGTCATACACTTGTGCTGCCTTACCAACAATAGCAGGGTTACTTACGTGACTCTTAATTGTATCAACAGGATCTTCACCTGTTAAAAGTGCGTTGATACGTATTTCGGTATTAAGTTTAATACCACCGTCAGTCTGAGCCCTTCTGGCTTTTGCTGCTTCTAGTTCTTGCTCAATACTAATAGGCTCTGCCAATGCATCAGCGACGTTACGTTTAGTTTGTCGGTTAGCCTCTTGAGTAATAGCTTTAGAAAGGGTACCACTAAACTCCATAAGACCGGTGAACATCTCACCGACCCCCTCAGTTTTAGTAGGTTCGAGTATTGCCTTACCACGCTGCTCTTCATTGTAAAGAGCGATCTTATGGTTTTCACGCTCAATCCTTTCAGTGTAAGCAGCGTCTTCTTTCATCGCCTGGAGTTCTTTATCACGCCGTTCGTTTTCAGAACGACGACGTTTCTCCATGCCTTGGATAAGCCGGTTGCTGTCTTCACGCATCCGGTCAATACCCGCTGTACTTAATTGTTGTGGACTAAATCCCCTGCTGCGTGCAGCGGGTTGATATTGGATACGTGCCATAAATTATTTAAGGAAATTTAAATGGTGTGCCACCTACAAAATTAGCTGGACTGTTACCTAAATAGTTAATTGGGTTAGTTAACTTTGTTGCAGCTGAAGCTGCCACATTAGTAGTAGCAGAAGCTGCAGCTTGTGTTCCAGTGCCAAAGGCATTACCCATCATACTACCAAGACCACCAGCTTGACCAACAGCATTGATTGCACCAACGCCAGTAGCAACTGTGCTAACAACAGAAGCAACAGTTTTGATACCTGCAGACCACAAGTTTTCTTGCTGGGCTGATGGGACAAACCCAGGAATCATTTCCATACGGTCAACAAAGATACGCTCAGGTGGTAGTTCCGGTTCAGGGTCATAAGACAAACGTTGTGGTTTAATCATCATAGCTGCCCGTGTGTTAGCATCAGAAACACTTCTTTCCAACTCAATCTGTTGAACGTTACGCTCAGCTTGAGTCATCAAACTTTGCATGTTTGCATTAAGGACTTCGATATTACCTTGAGCAGCGCTTTCAGCATCTGCAATAGCATTTTCAATTCTTTTTAGATTGAGACCAACGCCCATTTTAGAAAGAGATGCGTCAGCATTAAGCTCAGCCATCTGGATTGCAGCTGTTACTTTCCTGCCAGACAGCTCTGTATCCAACGCCATAAGTGAGCGGTGAAGTGATGCCATGTTAGCTTGCTGGGCTTTAGCTGTAGACTTACCAGCTTGACCAAGTTGAGCAGTACCTTGAGCAACTAGACTATCAACCATAGCAGATTCCTTCTGCAAACCAGTCTGTTCACGTTGCTGCTTCAATTCATTTTCGATGCTCATAGCACCAAATTGTTGCCGGCTATTGATACCAGCAAGTTGGATGTTTTGTTCAGCTCGGTTGATACCTTGTTCAGCATAAGCCTGCCGCAAGGCAGACATCGATTCTTGATGCTGAAAATTTTGCTGAATAAAAGCTTCGTTAATAGCAGCCCGTTCACCTTCGATAGCAATATCCCTAGCCTGCTCATTAAGTCGAAGCTGTTGCTGACCTATCGCTTGGCTTTTGTAATACTGATTAAGCTGTGCAGTATATTGATAGTCTTGGATCTCTTTACCACGTTCCCAATTACGTACATTGGTTTCGTGCGTAAAGTCACGCATCGCTTGATAATTAGCTTTATCAGCTTCATCAAGTTTTTTGTTATGCTGGTTGTGGGTCTTAGCTATCTTTTTTTGCTGCTTTTTGGCGTTCTTTTCGTTTTTCTTTGCCTTTTTATTTCGGCTATAAGCACCGGTAGTAATCAGGTCTTTGAAAAACTGCATCTCCAGACCAGAGACAGCAAGCTGTTGATCCAGTAAATTCTCTTTTGGATTAAACATCAAGCCCTCCTATAGAATCGTGGGGAATAAATAAATTACCA